GTAACTGGAGGCTTCACTGTAACTGGTACGTGTACTGCTACATCTTTCGCTGGTGATGGTTCTAATTTAACAGGTATATCTGGTGGTTCTACTACTGATGATCAGTATAATGTTAAAATTGGTGCAGGTGCAGGTGATGATTTCAGTGGAACATCTGCTAATGATAATATTTTAATAGGTAAAGATGCTGGAACTGACATAACTAGTGCAGATGAAAACGTAGCCATTGGTACAAATGCACTAGCTAATAGTACAACTGGTTCTAATAATATTGCTATTGGTAAAGATTCTTCAGCAGATATGACTAATAAAGGTCATTGTGTTGCTATAGGAACAAGAGCCTTAAAAGAAGCTGCAGGAGATCAAAATATAGGTATAGGTACTAATACTGGTTATTCTCTTACCTCTGGTGAGCAGAATATAGCTATTGGTTATGATGCTTTATATAATGGAACTACAGCTACAGGATGTGTTGCAATTGGAAGAGATGCTCAAAAAACAAACTATGGTAATCCTGCTGATTATGTAGTTGCTATTGGCTACGAAGCACTGAAAGTCAATCGGAAAGATAAGACAGTCGGTATAGGTTATCAAGCTTTAAAAGCTAATAGTACTGGTGAAAGAAACACAGTTTTAGGTTCAGAAGCAGGTTCCGCAAATACTACTGGATGTGATCAAGTTTTAATAGGGTATCAAGCAGGTAAAGAGAATAATGGCCATCAAAATACTCTTATAGGTGGTAGTTCTGGTCTATATATGGACACCGGAGAGTATAACGTAGCAATTGGATGTGATGCTCTTCGCTGTGCTAGTGGGACTGCAACACATCCAGATAATAATGTTGCTATAGGTGGTGCAGCAATGAAAATGGCTACAGAAGCTAATGAAAATGTGGCTGTTGGTGTCAATGCAATGTTTGACGTCACCACCGCAAGTGAATGTGTAGCAATCGGTAGATATGCATTACGAAATGTTCTGGCTGGTGGTAGAAATACAGCGGTTGGATACAATTCCATGACTGACACTGAAGGTGGAGAAAATAATACTTGTATAGGATATGAAGCTGGTGGTACAATCAGTAGCGGTAATTATAATGTTTGTGTTGGACGTCTAGCTGGTGTTAACCAAATAACTACTGGAAGTGATAATCTTTATATTGCAAGGAGTAATGGTGCTGCTGGTACTTCTGGTACTTGGATATATGGAAATGTTTCTGGTGAATGTATTCAAGGAGATAATGCTACTTCTTGGTCAACAACATCTGATAGAAGACTTAAGAAAAATATAGTAGATAGCCCTAAAGGTCTTACTGAAATTGATAAGTTAAGAGTTACTAATTTTGAATATAGAAAGGAAGATGAAATAGATATGTCTGAATTTCCTTTAGCTGACAGCCCTAACCAAATTTGTATAAATGATGAATTTAAAGAAGGTGTAGTGCAGACAGGTGTAATTGCTCAAGAAGTAGAAGCAGTACTACCTGAATGTATAAAAGTTAATGATAAAGGAGCTAAGACTGTTAGTACTGATCCTATAATGTGGGCATTAGTAAATGCAGTGAAAGAACTATCTGCAAAAGTCAAAGCTTTAGAATCAGCATGATAGATATCCCTAGAGCTAGGCTACCCAAGGCTCTAGATATCCCTCAGATGTACTTCAGACCGCCTACAGCGGACGTTCCGGCTTATAAACCTATGATCGTACCACCAGCTGATTTAGAGCGTCCTGAAGAGGTTGAGGCTGAAGAAACAACAGAACAACCAGAGCCACCCTCTCTAAAGATTCCTGTATTAGATATACAGATGCCAATACCTGAAACAGCGGTAGTGGTAACGGCTGTAACAACAGCTGTAGTGGCAGTTGCAACAACTACTGTTACTCAATCATTATTTGAACCAATTAAAAAGAAAGTTCAAAAACAACTTCAAGCTAAAGTTAATAAATGGAAGGAAAATCGGAAGAAAAAAAAGGACTCCTCAAAAAACTCAAAGACGGAATAGAGGACCAAGAAGCCCAAATTCAGATTCTCGGAACATTCGTCAGACTTGGCGTAGTTGTTTGGTCTGGATTTATAATTACTTTGAATTATGTAGAACTACCTATGGTTAAGAAATCTGGTAATTCAGATATCACGTTCGTTGCTTCGGTATTTACGGGAGCACTTGCGACATTTGGCTTGACCACTGGTAGCAAAGACAAAGGTAAACCAGTAAACTGCCCTATGGCAAAGAAAAAGGAAGAATGAGAAAATGGCTATTACTCTTCCTACTAGCATCACCCTCGGTAGCAAGAGCAGAATTAGTGACCCCTCAATTCACCCAAGGGTCGATGAACTCAACAACAACAACGACTCAAGAAATCGTGGAGGATATAACCATCACGAAGTATGGGTCGGTGTTAAATCAATGGTCAGGAGACAATATAACACATACTTCAGCAAGTTCTGGAGGTATAGCGGATTCAGATTCTGTCTTCACTATAACAACAGCTGGTTCGGACTTTACTCTAGAAATAATATCAAGAGCAGCGAACCAAGTGTTAGAAACACAAGTAATAGAAAGAGAAATCGACACTACTTCTACTACGGTCTCCTTATCAGTCTTCTCTCAGTAGCACCAGTTCGTGCTAGTGAAGGTGAGACAAACAATACATCTAATCCAGTAGCCGCTGCAACGGGCAATGTGACCAACCAGGCGGTACAATTTCAAAATAACGGTGCTCCATCTAGACAAGTTTATGGTCCAAACATAAGCTGTAATGGTAGTACCATGACTTTCTCTCCATTTTATATGGGTAATCATACAAAGCCTTGGGATATTGATGAAGGTGTTATGTCACCTTCTAGCTATACTATGGCTGAGAATTGGGGTGGTCAGATTAATTTCATGATACCCCTAGATAGAGAAGGTTTAAAACGTTGTAGAGCTATAGCAGCACAACAACATGAAAAGATGAAGTTAAATTATGAGCTAGTTCGAATTGATAACTGCGCTAAACTTCAACAAAAAGGTTTCATGTTACTTCCAGGTTCACGGGTCTATCACCTATGTAGTGATGTCATACCTATATCTGCTTGGAAAGCAGCTGAAGCTAAAATTCTTAAATGTAAATCCCCACCTAAGCCTTGGTATAAACCTTGGCAGAAACCTAAAGAAACTTGTAAAATGAGTACACTATCTGATCAAAGAGAAGCTAGAGCAAAAGCAGAAGCTGCTAAAGCTAAAGCTCAAAAATCTAAATCTGAAGAAAAGAAAACCACTACCACTAAAGAATAATGTTACTATTTATCAAGCCCATCCTTCTCACCTTTATTAAATCAGACTCTGTTAAGCAATTGATAGTCGATGTACTAGAAGCTTATGTAAAGAGAACTGATAATAAACTTGATGACCAAGCATTAAAAATTGTAAAAGATAAACTATTCTCATGAAGAAAGCCACTGAAGACCAGTTCAATGAATTACATAGCCTTGTCACAGAAGAATTCCTACAACGGGTCCGAAGTGGTACAGCTTCTACACAAGACTTAAAAGCAGCTTGTGACTGGTTAAAAACAAACGACATTAGCGGTGTAGCTTACGAGGGGAGTCCTTTAGAGAAGCTAGCTAGTGTTATACCCAAAGTAGACC